ATCCAGTGGCCGCTCGTAAGCCCAATGCTTCTTGACAGCATCAAGCAACTCGCCAGCCTCACCGCTGATACCAACTGCTGCGTGCAGAATGTCCAGTGTTTTCGTCGGCATGTCCTTGGCAAGAGTAGCGACGAATTCAGCGTAAGGCATGATCCTGCCAGCTGACGGCACATTCACATGTGCTGGCGTCACCCAAAAGAATTTATTGTCGCTAATCTGTGCTGCTATTTCTCGAATCATGATTTCTCTCCAGTAGGTTCAGGTTGTTGTGGTGCTTTCACGCCGGCTTGTTGGTAGTAGTCTTGCATGACTACGCCATCATTGCAGATACGATCTGCAAATTCTTTAATCGCAGGCGGAGCATCTGGCCACAGATTAGCTCCACGATAGATCAATTCTTTGAACTTCTCCATGTGCCACGAAGGCACGTCAATTCCTACTGAGCCGCTAGCCCACTTAGTAACGAAGATCGGCACATTTCCAAGTACTGCGTCAGTCACGTATTTCCTCTCAGTTCTATTAACAGTTTCATATCCACGTACAGCGCATTGCTGTTGATGGGCTTTTGTGCTGGCAAGAATCCTTTGTTCTTACTCTTATCATGCGGGTCTGGTGGTTGTATCTTACCAGCTTGTTGCAAGCCTGCAAGAATATCCACCAGTATCTCGCGCTTGTCAACGTCACGACTCACGAGCTTGTAGAGTGCCTCGAATGGCATCGGAGCTTTTGCTTCATACAATGCCGTCATGATCGTCTGCGCAGCTTCACTATTCTTGCTCTTGCCGAATTCTCCAAGTGCCTTGCTCATGGTACTCTCAGTATACGTGAGCAGCGTATTGGCAAGCAGCACATCCTGCATGTCGATGGTAGTGCTGTACCTGATAGCAGCACAGATCAGCACGAGCTTCAGTAGATGCGTGAAGCGCCGCGTGCTATAGTGCTTGAAGCGATAATCCTCCAACTCCGGCCAAGTGCGATAGATCATGTCTAGTGCGCGCCGTGCTGGATCTGTCATCTTCGCTTCACCAGTCACTGTTTCTTTAATCGCTCCAAAAGCTCTTGAGAGCTCTTCTTCGAGGTACTCAGGAGGTTTCGCAGGAAAGCTAATCTTTCTGCCACTTGGTTCACCATGGACAAGTATGAGGCGCGACATGAATCCTTGTCCAATGGATTGTACTGGAAAGGCTTCTTGGAATCCAGTGTGGGTATTGCCCCCGAGGATGGCGATAGTAGGTTGATAGATAGACAAACTTTTGCTGTTTTTGAGTCGATGTTTGTAAGTAGTAAGCTCATCATCCCAGTCCCAGAGGGAGCCCAAGAGTGAGAGGAAATCAAGATTTCCACTTCCTGCGAACTCGTTAAACTCGTCAGCAGCGATAAAGACTTCCCTTGGCACTCCATCATGAGGCGTATCGTTGGTCCCAAGGTCAAGACTTGCAAGCACGTCGTTAGCAGATATACTTTCTGCTCGATTACTTCCTCTTCGTTTTGATCCAGTAGTGCCGGTGTTTCCATGATTATCTCCATAGGTTTCAGGGAGTCCTTCCAAATCTAGCAGGAACTTCTCCTTGGTGGTTTTCTCTGCACTGAAGTGCTCATAGCCAGCGCGTGCGAGAGTACGCTTGGCCGCCTTGATTGCGAAACTCTTGCGAGTTCCTGGGTTCCCAATCAGCATGACGTAGCAGTTCGGGAAGATGCGAGTGGTTCCGAATGGCAGATAGAACTGCCGCCCTAGGAATGCTGACACTGCTGCAATGAGACTCCAACGATGAAACACGATAGGAGATTCTGTTTCTTTCATGTAGCGAAAGTAGAGATCGAACAAGTTCCCAGGGGGCTCCTGCTTCTTGGCAGTCGCGTGTCCTGGAACTGGTAGTGGAACTACGCTCATTTGAGTTCACTCCACCGCTCTCCGCCTTTGCTGATATCACTGGGAATGTACATAGTGCGTCTCACTCCGTCCGCACCTGTGACGGCAACACGGGTGTCCATGATTCCTGCGACAATTCCTGGTGCGTCAGGTCTATCAGCTCGATACTGGAAAAAGACGCTATCATGGATTTGAGCCTTGGTACGGACGACGCCACGCAAAGAACAGGAAATATATGATCCGTTCTTGTAATATCCATCGTAAACAGATGCTCGCCAGACATTGTAAAACTCTTCGTTAATAATGTCCACTGACAAGTTCTGCGGGGGATGTGCCACTGCTGCGTTAAGCAACGGCTTGTTCTGACGTGAAGGTTTCCCGAAGAAGACACGAGTCCAGCCACGAGGAGACACGATGCGACCAGTGAGCGTAACTTCTTTGATGATGCTGTCATACCAAAGTCCTTTAACTCGCGGGTAAGTTTTCTCGTAGACACGCAGCATGTAGGCGCAAACATCCTTGAGACTCATAGAAGCTGGTAGGCCCAGGACCTTCTTGGCTTGCGCTACTTTCTTGGGTCCCATAGTTGCGAGCATCACGTTGGCGCCCATGTTGTAGTTGGCGCCGTGATTGGTCCGCTTTGCAAGATCCCGCAACGCTGGGTTGAGCTGCTTCTTGGCTACTTCATCGTAAATAGATTCATATGGAACGCCAAAGAAACTAGCAGCATTCCAACTGTGATAATCGTGAGGACCTTCCACCAGTTCAATGAGGGCGGTTTCACCAGCAAGGTAACCGACACACCTAGCTTCGGATTGTGCTTTGTCGATTTCACAGAGTAGCCAACCGGGATCAGCAGTGACACACTGTTTGACAGTGGCCCCGCGTAGAAAGTTTTGAATTTGCAGTCCACACCAATACGACGACTCAGTGCTAGCAAGTCGTCCAGTGTCAGTTCCAGCGGGGTTGGACTTGTAGAATAGTCGATCATTCCAGATTTTCCCTTCAGCAAAATAGTAGCTCAAGAGTTTCTTCTTCTTCTTGATTGCGACAAGATCACCAAGTATCCTGTTATTGAGAGGATGCGCCGCCTGGGCCTTCAACATATCAGCAGCGCCAGTAGTTGGAAGGTGCCCAACACCGAGAACCTTAAACAGATCCTTCACTTGCTTCGGACTGTTGAGATTGAAGTTCGGTGCTGCAATCATCTTGCAGAAGTCCCGCTCCTCAACAGCAACTTCTGCTGCCATCTTCTCCGATACTTCCTTCGCCCTAGCAGAGTCCCAACGCAGCCCTTCCATTTCTACATGGAGACACGGAAATACTAGCGGAAACTCCTTGAGGTAATTCTTTACAGCGTAGCTTTCAGCCAGCTCAATAAGTGCCAAGTAAGCGTTGAGAGTAGCCCAGCAATCCCGAGCGTTATACCTGTAATAGTCAAGAAGGTCGCCAGACTTTCCATCATCTTTCCAGTATCGTATGTCCCTAAGCGCATAAGCCGTAACAAAGTCCAAACGCTTAGGATACTCAGAGAACATAGAATGAAAGAGATGCTGAGTATCATGCAACCAATTATGAACGGTGGCATTCCATCGTGCAAAATAGAGATTGTCGTATAAACCATTTTGGAATACCTTTGGTTGTGGGAGATTATTAAACTGCTGGACCCACGCGTGGAAAAAGAGATCGGTGAATGGGATCACCACACATTCGCAGTCACGAGTATCTGGGAACCAAGCAGCATAGCCGACGCAGTTGATCCTACGATCTGGATCACCGACAGCAGTTTCTATGTCGATGCTAATAAGGCGAGCACGCTTCTTCCAACGCTCGAAGATTTCTGGCAGGGATGTAGGAGTACCAACTTCCCACTTGAATGGCATCTGCGGGAAGAAGTCTTGCGGCCGCGTTATCTTGCTGATGAACCGCTTTGCTGCTGGTGTTGCCCACGGCACAGTCACCAGATTCTCAAGTGGATTGAGTATGACTACTGGAATCTTGTCGCGCGGAGTCCGCAGCAGCGAACCTTGGTAGTCATCCAGTGTGATGCCACGACGATTGTTCGGTGGCGTGAAGTCTGGTTGCTGGTGGAGAAGGCGAGAAAGAAACTCTTGGTTCGTGCAGACGATACCAGATACTCCACCAGGAACCTTAGCGATAACATCTTCTAGTTCCCGAACAGTAGTTGGTGTTGCCAGCTTGCTTTTCCAGGCGGTCTGAGTTCCAGCAGTCAGGCCAGCGAGTCGGTTCTGGAAACTGCTGTCGTCTGGAGTTCCAAGATGTAAGAGTGTTTGCATTTTGTTGTAGGTTCTAGGTTGCTGAGAGTACTAGAGCACACAAGAAAATGAAAGTGAGCAGTTTAACGTCATGCTCAGGACGATCATAGTTAGCTGCACCTGCAAGCGGCCTTGTCACCAAACAAGAAGCCTTGTAAGCCTCGACACTTACCCACTAACTATGACATTGCAGGAATCGAACCTGCCTACCCAATGATGACGTTCTTCACGCCGCCGTAGATCTTGTCCGGATCTTCCTTGTCCTTACGGTTCGTCACCGTGCAGGCAATACGAATATCCTTGATCTCGTCACGCACCAGTTCCCCGATGTTGCTGTTGTCAAAGTGCGCAGCGAACGGCTTCAGGAAATCCTTCAGCTTGCCAACACCGAACTCGTTGTTCAGCATGAACGCCGTGGAGAACTTGGTACCAACAGCAACAGGATTTGCTGCCGGGTCTTTCAGTTCCACGGTTTCCACCACGACGAAGCTGGCTTCCACTGCTTGCTTGTCGTTGATCTCCTTCACATCCGTCGTCACATCGAGGATGTAACTGCCGGCAGGCGGAGTCTCGAAACTGGGCAAGTCTGCCAGATCGTCCAAGCTGCTGCTGAACAGGTCGTCGACGCTATCAAAGGTTTTCTTTCCATCGGACATGCTATCTCTCCTATTTCCAACTAAGGAAGTTTCTATCACACCATCAGTTACTAACACCCGGCAGTCAGAACTGCGGGCCTCTCGGGTCGATGGTAGCACCCAAAAGTTCTTTGTCCTCGTTGCGTTCCTTCTGGATCAACGAGTAACAACCAGCGTAGCCAGCAACATCGAGGATGCTATCCTCATGATCTGGCGTCTTGGCAAGGCGAGCAATCTTCACTTGGATCATGCAAAGTGCCACATCCTCGGGAGTAATGGCAGCATCCGGCGCCAGCTTGGTAGCAAGAGTTCCTTGCCAGAGCATTGCAATCTGCGAGAAGTTCTGGAGCTTGTCTCCATAGTCCTGCTGACGGTCGCCATTGATAATGGCATCAGCACGTTCCAGCAGTGATGGATTTCTCCGCTCCACGCCGTCAGCTTCTGCTTCTGGTGCAGTTTGCATCGCTGCAAGTTGCTTGCGCGTCATTGGTTTATTTCCGTAAGTCATTATACTATCTCCCAATCTTCTGCTAGCATGTCAGTCTGGCTGGCGAGCCAAGGGACAATGTCACCTTGAGCCGTAAACATTGCGATGAATTTGAGATTAGGTGCCGCTACTCCAGCAAGTGCCAACTTCAAAACTTTTGCCGGCACTTGTTGCTTATCAGCAATCACAATCTCCCACTCACGCACCAGGAACAAGAACATGTTCTTCCCGTTCCAACCACTACGAGCTACGCACTCGTTGTCTTTCAGCGCATCCAGCGCCTCAGAATAACTCATTTTCATCCATTTCTCCTACTTGAAAAGTTCCAGGATTGAAGGGTTCTCCGATTTCTCCAGTTCTTTACCAGTTCTGGAGCCCAACACAATGCTGCCACTGTACGTTGTACTAGTCGCAAACTTGTGCTTCTTGTTGACGATCTCGCAGTAAACGACATCATCGAAATACTTGGCAAAGGTCTTGGAGAAGTTAGAGGTGCCACCGATCGGCACAAGTTTCTTCCGAGAGTCTTCCATTTCCACCAACTGCTCATGACTGATAACAACCACGTTGAATGGTGCCTGCTGAAGAATGGAGAAGATTCGATCCATGATACGACCTTGCTTCGCATAGTCATCCCAATCTGCTTTCGCATCATAGTTATCCTTGAGGATGCTATCCCGCTTGATGTAGTTCATGACAGAAGCTGCAAGCTGAGAGACGCTATCAATAACAAGAACGTCAGTAGCAGTGAACTCGCCCACATTGATAATCGTAGCTCCCTCAGCGCCCAGAGATTTACAGCGAGCGCAATTAACGTTGCCGTGAGCATGACAGATAGCATTGTTGCCTCCCTTGATTACTCGCAGCAAGGTGTCTACTGCTACCGGAAATGTCTGAGTGTCCGGCAATTTGAACAGCTCGATGTTATCGAACCACTCCTTCTTCATGCGTGGACTGGAAAGCAGCGTCTTGATGCCATCTTCCAGATCGAACCACCAGAGCTTATGCGTTGCTGCTAGCTGACCAACGAAGTCAGTCTTGCCAGTTTTCGGTGCGCCGTAGACAAGAATCTTGCGGCTGACGCTGGGGATATAGCTACTTAGTTTCATGGATGTTAAACTATTTTGTGGGAACTTTACATTCTACACACTTTTAGCCCTTTGTCAAGAGGGCTTTTCGTTTCTTGTTGCTAGTCACTTCCTATTCCTCTGGCCAGCGATGAGTTGATCCAGCGTGAAGCGGAAATCTAGCGACTCGATTTGATCGAGCGAATCTATCTTGGCAAGCTGGGTCCCTGGGAACAGCGACTCGTTTCGCATGTGGCACGTACCATACCACGTACACTTACGTCCCCACTTGTTGATGCAATTGTCTCCGCGCTTGGGAAAGAACTCTAGCTCTTGGTACTTGTCCAACATTGCATGGGTTAGCAGCAAGTCTTGCAGCCACTCTGCTCGCTGCGATGCGCTCTTGGGGAATGGCAGAAAGATGAACTCACGACTCTTGCTGGAGTACGTGATGTAAAAGACTTCGTAGTCACTAGCCGGCAGTCCAAGCTGCTGAGTAAGAGCATCAACTACAACAGAATAGCCAAGTGCTTGGTAGCTGTTGGCGTATGTTGCATCATCAACAGTCTCGCGCCCTGTCGTCTTACCTTCCCAAACTGCTAGCCGTTTACTCTCACGGTGTTGAAGTATGGTATCAACGTGTCCTACGTGGAAGTAACCATTCTGGGTATCCACTCCGAACGCTAGTTCCACTGCTGGCTTCCCATTAGGAAGACCCAGTACTTCCCACTCACCAGCAAGTGTGTTCTCAAACCAGAAAGCAAACTTCTCAACAGCATGACATGCCCATGCGAGACTCTTGCCAGTAGGATTTCCTCGGAAGTCTAGCTTCTCGGCATCCCAGGGTGCTCGCCATGCCATGAATGCGGCAAACATTGATGCTTGTACGGAGCGGGTAGTTCCATAGGTTTGGATGCCAGCACCAACAGCATGACCAAATGCGAAGTCAATGTTGGCACTTTCATTCTCGCTCGGCAGAATCTTGCTGTTGCTTTTCCACATCTCCAGTTCAAAAAGACGCGGGCAAGCGTGCAGCAGTTCTGTCTTGCTGTAGCTGGTGATGTTGCGACTCGCTACGAGTTTCCTGTACCCTTTGTCACTGGTGTTCCCAGAGATAGCTTTAGCCGTTCCAATCTGGTCAGCGTTCGCATTGGGGTGCTGGTCGCTGCTACTGGTGTAGCCGTCGAATACTCCTGCTGGAAAGAGTTCATCCAGCTTGTTGAAGATAGCATCTTTGCTGTGGTCGTTTGACATGGTGGGTCCCAGGAGGAATGTACTAATTCTAGTGTTTGCTGATAGGCTAGGAAATATCCGCGGGCATAATCCGAATCAGTTGTTTTCGCTGTGAGAGTTGCTCTGCATCCAACACACGAATAATGCAATCCCTCAACTCCTGATTCAGTTTTGCAGTAGTAGCAAAGCGCTGTGCAGGCCGGACCGTATCTTCTGTTCCAATGTTCGGCTGGGAATTGGTCAACTGCTCTGAGTAAGTACCAGCAAACGTCGAGAGCAATGCATTGATTTGTCCATGTAGCTCCAGCAATCTTGTAATCCCAGGGGAATAAGAGAGACTTGGCTCTGATGGCATGGGCGTATCTTGTAGCCATACTGTTTGTCCTTGATCTGGTCGGTCACTGTCAGCCATTACTTATCTCCTCGAAGTTTGGCGGTTTGATTCTGCGCTACTTGCTTGAGTGCAAACTGAGCGCCAGCAGCGAAGGCTCGCGTCAGTTCACTTGTTACCAGTCTGCGAGTATCCCAATCTTGAAACCCCTGGGCATGTTCCAGTCCATACTTCTGTGCAGCATCAATGTATTTCCTGACGCGCTTCGGATCACTACTTGCACCGTTAGCCATCACAAATCTCCCAGTCCGAGGCCAGTAGCTTTCTTGGCAGCAGTAGTCTTGCCGCTCTTGCCAGTCATGCTGCCGACGAGTACTGTATTGACATGCTTCTGCTGTGCTGCCATGAGTTTGGCAACTTCTTCGATGGACAGCAGATGCGCCAGTTCCTCATGAGAAATCAAGAGTCGGTGCGACTCCTTCAAATGATCCTTCATGCGAGGATCTCCTGTTTGCAGAGCTTCTTCCACTAGGGATAGTTTCTGCAACAGCAGCTCATGCTGTGGTGTTCGAGCTTCAACACTTTCTGTACTCATGGTTCCTCCTAGTTGTAAACAGTAAAGCCAACGCTTTCCAAGAGTTCTATTGCTTGCGCAATCCCCTTAGCACGACAGAGCTTGCCGCTCTTGGCCAGTCTGTAGTACGTGCTAAATCTACCAAGATCATCCTTAACAATGATGCCACGCTTTAGATCGTAGCTCATCATCTGGCCAACCTTGTTAGCACTGACGCCAAACTTAGCACCAATCTCTGCGGCAGTAGAAATTCCGTGCTCTCGAAGATACTTCCGTATCTCAATGCAGCTTACTGACGCCACGGCTAGTCCTCAGTTCATCCAAGAAAGTCTTGCAGATGCTGTCCACCTTGGCACTGTCGAACTGCACCTTCAGATTCAACGCATCGTTCATGTACGCTACGAACTGCTGTGCGTTATTTGCCATGTACCACTGACAACCCTGCCACGTATGCGGCCAGTGAGTCATCAGTTCCTTGCGCAGTGCGTTGTACGATTCAGGGAACATATAGATTTTGCGATCGAAGTTCTTCTTCTTTGCAGCTTCTGGATCGTAGTCCTCATGGCGATACCGCACATCATCCACAGGACCAGCATCAGTTGGCTTCTTGAAAGCACTGATATCTTCGGCAGCAGCATCTTGCTCGCGCGCCTTGACATACTCCTTCTCACCAGTCGTCAGTTCGGTGCCATCACCGCTAGGTTTGTTGATCTTACCAGTTCCACTCATCACAGATTCTCCTTGAGTACAAGTGCTGAATCCAATTCCAGCATCTTATTAAGTGCACGGTCAAAGTTGCGACGAGCTTCCTTGACTTCTTCTGCCAAGAATGGCTTGTCCTCAGGATCAGCAACTCCTGCCCACGAGTATGCTATCTCTGCTTGTATTAGATTCGCGAGCAGTCGCTTGATTGCAGTCTTGCGACGCAGTACGCTGTTGAGTTTGCTGGCTGGGATGGACTTCTTTGGTAGTTCTGATGTATTTGACATGATAGTTTCCTTGGTAGTACATTAATAGATGCCGCGAATTATTTTACTAATTATTTTCTGATTAACTCCAAACGCTTTCGCGATAGCAGTCTGTGTTTGAGTTTTCCACGCGTGTTTTACTTGTTCCACTTGTTCAGGCGTTAGTACCTTATGGCGAGTGTACGCTACGAACCGCCCTTTAGTCATCTTATCCGTAACGTTATCTTGATTCGTACCAAGCACTAAATGTTCTGGGTTGATGCAAGCAGGTGTATCGCAAGTATGCATTACTTGCTTACCCGCTATGCTGTCAAGTGAGATTTTGTGGTGTTGGCAATAAACCCAACGATGATGAGTCATCTTAACACCTGCGCGTTTTATTTGGCCATAACCTTTGGCATTTATCCAGTGAGTTGTGAGTATGCAATTCGACTCCATTTTATAGTACTCCTAGAGCCTGGTGCCGTCCCATTGAAGCCGAAAGAAAAGAATCACGTAACCGTTCGGCGCAGCTACTTCTTCACGAATTTCTAGTTTCCCTGCATAGCGCATACCAAGCTGCTTCCTGCTAGCAGTCTCCCTGCTCTTCTCCTTGAGCACAGCTTGGCGCACAGTCTTGCTGGCAGTACCGTGACACTTCACTGGTACTTCTTTCCCAACCGGTGCTTTCTTGATAGCTTCCCAGATGGATTGATATTGTCGTGGTTTAGCTGGTTGCATCTGGTTCTTCCATCACGATTGTATACTCTACTACTTTCCTAGTTCTCTCTCGCAAGAAGAAAGTTCCACGACCAAGCTCCTTGTCCCACTCAAGAGAAACTACGCAGGGCTCAAGCTCTGGGTCTAAGAAACCTAAGTCTCGCATCTGTGTCTTGTAATCCTTAAACTTGCGAAGCAGGGAAACTCGCAGCGAATCCGCTATCTGACGGGTAGGAAGAACAAGGGTAATCTTCCTATCGTGGATGAGAGTTTCAAAGATTTCACTTAGTGTCATACTAAAGAAAAAACCGCCAGGGATTTCTCCGAGGCGGTTTAGTTTTAGATTGGAGAGGCTGGCTGGCAGTAGTTCAACGATACCTTCCATACTTCAAATGGCCACGCGGTTGCGCAGGACCAGCACGCTCCACTACTCGCTGGCAATGCTCGACCAGCTTGCTAGTGCCAGTAGTGATTCCCTTCTTCGCACACCAAACAAGGTAGCCTGGGTCGGTAAGAGCTATTGCTACTGGAGTCCGTCCCTTGTACTTTCCAAAGTCGAGCGGCAGAGAATCTACTGGGTGCGGAAACTGCGCAGCGAACACGGCCCCTGGGCCAGTCAGCAGCCCAGCATCAACAGCAGCAACCTTCTGTGCGTTGTCCTCTGCTTGTAATTGCAGTTCCATCTGAGTAGCTGGTGCTATCCTGCGGTCAGGATCACAGCCAAAGTCCCAGGAACTGCGGTGACTGGTAGGCATGGCGCTGCTTCCTACCAATGCTTCCGCAGTCCGATGCCACCCTTGTCAGCGAGCTTGCGCAGCTTGTTGCCACTCTTGCCATGCCTGGGCTTGCTGCTGGCTGGTGCGCCCTTGGCACGCACTCGCACCGTTGGACGCTTGCTGCTCATAGCAGGAACTTCTGCCAGGCCAGATATTGCTGCTGCCATGGCCAAGAACTTATCGCCGAGTCGCGGCGCCAGTGGTCGTTTGTTTTCTGGATTCATGCTCGCTTCTCCGAATGACGCAACTCGTTTCTCCTTGCAGCGATTGCATTCGCACGGCTCGCTTCCTTGTCGCTACTCCGGTACTCGCTCGGAGCACTGCTTGCTTTCACAGTGCCATCCCGCAGCAGGATGTTGCGAACTGCTTGCTGCTCTTTCTTGCTCATTGCCATGATACTGTTACTCCTTGTTAGCCACAGAAACTGCCAGTTCGACGAGTTGCCGTGCCAGTGACTCGCACTGTTCTTCGCAGAACTCCAAAGTACGACCACCAATGCTGGGAATGTCATTGTAATGGGCGCAGTCGAAACCAAACCACCAAAGTCCTTCACTAGGAATAGGATACTCTGAACCAACTTCATGACTACTGTAGGTCAAGCCGCCATGAACTTCCAGAAGAATGTCGAGGCTACGACGAACAAGATTGTGCTCATCGTCGGAACCACAGCCAGCAGTGAACGCCAAGATTGGCGACTTGTCACCGAGGGTGCTGTTGTTCACAGCGTCTTGACTGATGCAATCAAGTTGTTCATCGTATCTCTTGCCAAAAGCAGGGTGTCCTTCGGTAACTGCCACGTATCCGCAGCGATGATCTTCTGATCTACCAACAGACATAATGACAACTGCGCGAAGGCCAGCGGCTGTTATCCAAGACTTTTCTACGTTGTATCTCATGATATTATTTACTCCAGTTTCTATACTATTGGTTGAAGTGGTGAGAGAGTAGCAGTTCGCTGCCAAACATCTATCGCAGACAAACGAGAAAGGAGATAAACTACTACCCTCTCATAAATAGAAAAACCCGGAGCCAGTTTCCTAGCATCCGGGTTCCTCAAGGTTAGCAATTACTCGCTGCTCGCGTGCCACTAACCTAGTGCCAGCACTGCCAGCACAAAACTAACACCAGATTACAGGTTATCCATCGTGATCTTTTCTTCCGTCGTCAGGAGTTTCTCCAAACGGTTCGAGAAGTATTCGATGCACTCGACGTGTTCTTCCGCCACTTCGTCGCCGACAGTAGTAGTGTACACTGCCAGTGCGTTCTGGAACATTTCCAGGATTTCCTTCTGCGACCGCTGCTTACGGAAGCCGGACTGGTAGCAGGCAACATGGTTCTCGATGTTCTGCTTCGGCTTGCCAAGAGCTGCTGGCATGACTTCCAAGTAAGAGTCCAGGAATGCCTTGACATCTTCATCGCTCGGAACAGTAGAAGCACGCTCGCCCTTGGGCATGTTGGCGATAGCAGTCCAGTCCAATTTGTCGTAGTTCAGCGCAGCAGCAGTGACTTCTGCTTCCGGGTTCTTCTCGCGGAAGTCATTGATCTGACCGCGAGCAATGCGGTAGACTTGGTCCTGCAATGTGGAGAACAGCAGTTCCAGTTCCTTCGCGTACTTGGCAGTGTCGCTGAAGAACGTGGTGATGGCATTAGCAGTTGGCACTGGCAGATCAATCTCCACTGATGGATGCTTCTTGCCTTCACCAATGACAGCGCCCTTGTCGTCGCGCAGTTTCTCGGTTTTGAAGTGGAACTTGTTTTTGACCATGTTAACGAGGCTCATTTTGGTATCTCCAGTAAGTGAGCATGGCAATATTGCCGGGGTTGAAACTAGGAACAACCAGTGGGAGGGATTTCTCCCACAGGAAAATACAGTTTACCGCAAGTCCATTCCGTTGTCAAGTGGGCTTTTGCTTTGTTCCTCATATGGAGCTACTCGTTCCATGTATTCTTGCAGTAGTTCGTCTAGGTTAACACCCATTTCTCGCAGCTCGGTGGTAATGTTACGAGCCAGTTCTTGCAGCGCACTGGTGAGTGCCGACGCAGGCAAATGCATCACCATGTTCGGCGCCCCTGGGATCAGTGCTTGCAAGCCAACAGTGGGATCAAGTCCCTTGTCGTGTTTTGTCTTAACGATGGTAGCATCCCAGTTAAGGAGTGCTGTAAGTGTGAGGTAGTTGCGAGCAAGTTCTGCGAGATGCTTGCCATCAATATCAAGATGTGTGTACGTTGCCATAAGTTTCTCCTAAGTTACTCTTCAATCTCGCCGCCATCAGTGGTTGGATTGTCTCGCTGCTTCTCAATAGCATCAAACAGCGGACCAACTTCGTCGATCTCATCTTCTTCCAAGTCCTTACCAGTAAGGTACTCAGTGATATCTGGCACGTGAGTTGCACGCACAGTAACTTCACGTTGCGATGCTTCTGCTGCTGCTCGGTGCTTGTTGGTATCCGTATGCGCCAGCTTCCACTTAGCATGAGCAATGATGTACTTGACCTTGCTAGGAAAGTCCTCGATCTTTGGTTCATCCGCACTGATGCTGCCATCGGCCACACCAGCAGTGATGCTGTCAGGAACGAGTATCTCAAAGGTCTTGAACTTGGTTACTAACATCTCACGCTTGTGAGCTAGTCGATCTAGGAATGCATGACTGACAGCACTGCCGAGTTCCACTTCAGCAAGAACGATCTGCTCGAAGATGTCAATGTCAGCAACAGTAAATACACTGATCTCATCAATGGTTTCAGCATCAAAGAGTGTCCACATCCAGCCTTCCAAGTCAGCGGAATACTTTGATGGTAGATGCGCACAGAACCAGCGCCAGAGAATCTTCTTACTGCGAGGAGCCTTCCCTGCCAAGTCATCACGAAGAACCTTGAGTGCCTTCTCAGCAGATTCTAGCTTCTCGCGTTCTACTGCTTCCCGCACCTTGCTCTCGTATTCCTTCTTCATCATCCAGCAGTCATTCAAGTATCCGTGCAGATCAATGCCTTGATTGAAGCGACTGATCCGTACTGCTGGAAAACGGAAGCGCCTGGACTCCAAGTAGTTCTTCCAGTAGCTAAGCTGAAGGAGAGAGTTCCAGCAACTAGCAACATCCTTCATTTCTGGCATCCAAGGAAAGTCCTGAGTCACATCACTAAGATGATGGATCATTGCAAGACTAGCAACTCGCAGCAATGTTTCTTGCTTCTCGGTGAACGAGTTGTTCGCTACTTGCTCAGGAGTGAGTGAGCAGAAGTAGTTCCAGACACTGCGGCTGAAATTGATGAGTGCTGTTTGCTCCAGTGAAAACAGTGGGTGCAACGCTTGTGTATTCTTCCACTGTGTCATGTAAGGGATATGACCTGCAACCTTGAGCACACTGATAGCACCAACAGTAAGCCCAGTGTAGTTGCAGATGATCGGATGGATTTGCTTGCTTCCAAAATTCCACTCGCCAGGAGTAGAGTCATCGAAAGCAAGGGGATTATTTTGCGCCATGTAGAACCTTTCTTTTGCAGTTAGCTGTTAGTAGGGAGAATCAAAACCCGTAGCGTTCAGCACAGATCGGACCGATCATAGCATTGATGCTGGATTCTGCAGTAAGTTCTCGCCCACAGCAACAGCATGTTCCTGTCTGTTGTCCGTGGATTGTTGCTGCTGCGAGTGGATTAGCTACAGTATCCTGCACTTGCTTGCGAATGTCAGCTTCCAATGGGAATGCTGGATAGAACTCCAAGCCAATTACCTTGCCAAGATACAGTCCGTTGCTCTTGGTCTTGACATACACGGCGCCAGCATTCTTACCAGTGATCGGTGCAAGTGTGAACTTGTAGTTCCCAAAGACTAGCCTGGGATACTTGACGCCCTTGGATTGCGCAAACAGCAAGTGTTCCTTGATTGTCTTGCTGCCAAGGGATGCGATAGTTGCTTTCATTGCTCGTTTCTCCTAGAGTCAATTGGCTGATCTTTCCTAATACCAAACTTCACGGACAGTTCCACCTTAACTAAGCAGCCACGAACATTAGCTAGGCAAACCATCTTGTTGGTTCCTTCTATTATTGAAGGCTCACCGATTAGTTCTACTCCTGGCGATACTTCAACCCCATTCATAGAAGGCAGTACAACAGTAAATTCTATCATTGCGGCCATCCGTTATTTGTAGCTTGGTCCGAGTGAGTCCAGCCAGTCTAGGATTGGACCGCCGTAGAGCAGTGCGAGAACGAAGAACAGAAAGAGTACGATGAATCCGACCATGCTGATAGCAACTTCGTCATCGGTCATCTTGGTTCTTGGTTGCCCAGGCCGCTGCTGGTGCTGGTCAGTCTTGTGTTCAGGAATTCGCATGATAGTCCTCGTTTTCTTCTTCAGATTCCAACATTTCCAGCAATAGCTGATTGCAAGTGAACACATAGTCCCAGTAGTTATCTTCCGGGTCGATGTCCTTACCTTCTGCGTTCTTGTTGAAATCCTGCAACCAACTGATTGGGAACAGTGCCACTGTTATCCTGCCGCCACTGAAGCAGTAGGAAGTGCCGTAGCAGTTTACCACTACTCGCGGATACCTCTCCATCATGGATGCTTCCAGTTCAGCAATTGCTTGCTGCTTGAGAACTTGTCGATCTTCATTCATCATCTTCTCCTAGGTTGGTTTTTGCAGTAGTAGAGGCTGCTGCTTCCTTCTTTGCTGCTTCCGCAGCGTCACGCTCGAATTGTTCCTTGAGGAACACGAGTTTCTCAGCAAGATTGTTCCCCTTGATGCCAGGAGCTTTCGCCGCCTTGGTCAAGGTTCCTGCTTTCATTCCTTGATCTGCTTCACAGATGATGTACAGTTCTTTCGCAGCGCGAGTGATTGCTGTATACAGTAGTTCTCGTGAGCACATTTGATTGTGTACTTTGTGAAGCAGGATAAACACTCGGCGCCATTCAGAACCTTGACTCTTATGGACGGATACTACGTAACCGAACAGCATCTCGTTGACTTCGCCAGCAGATTCTAGAGTAGTTTCCTCGAAGTTCTCATCAGTCTCCGCACTGTCATACTTGGTCCACTGTGTTGGATCACTGCCATTGATGAAACGAACAGTGATGGTGTGACTGCTGCTAGTCTTGCGATCTTCCACCTGAGTGTTCGTTGCAACCATGCTGGCCAGTATTGCATCCACATCCATGTTGGCGTTTTCTGCTTCGTAAACAGCAGACTGCGAAAGTTTCTCGCTACTGCTACGCTTGGTTGCACCGCCCCAGCGATCAAGCTTGTATAAGTCTGGATTCACTGGCCGCTTGCCACTGTAGTTGCGGTTCCACTGAATCTTCTGGATGATTGCTTCTCGCTTGTTCACCAGAACCTTGTCGCCCACTGCAAAGTAATGAGTTTTGAAACCAGCAATTATCTCGAACACCTTAGCATCGCGCTGGCGACCAAGCCAATCTGCTAGACTGCGATTCAATTCCATTGCAGAGAAGTTCTTATCCGGGTCAGCACTACCAACATTGTGCGGACAAAGTCCCATATCCTTGTACACATCAAAGATACCTTGCTGGATTGCTGCCTTGAGAAAATCCGCTGCTTTGAGACAAGCCTCATTGCCAGCGATGTTCTTGGACCATGGAGCAATTACCAGTTTGCCATGTTCACCGCAGTCTCGCACTATCTTCTCAGCACGGCCATCCTTGACAACCCACGGTACAGAGATACTCTTGCCATCCTTCATCTCATGAGCAAGGGTAATGATGGGAGACAGTAGTGCTTGGCGATACACTTGCGTCAGTTCGATGATTGGTAGTTCCATGAGCTTCTGGCCCAGGATTGCTTTACCGTACACTGGACGAAGCTGATTGATATCTCCAAGGAAGATCCATTGCACTGCTGCTGGATTTGGCAAGGCATCAATCAGCAGTGCTACCAGTTCAGTGCTGACCATACTGCTCTCATCAATAACAATGGTCTTGAGTGAACGTGGCAGTTTGTTATAACGATTCCGCGTTGGCTCGAAGCGCATTGTCTTAACAAGCTCGCCTTGATCGTTCTCAATCTCGTAAAAGACTGGAGCATATTCCAGCAGCTTGTGCAAGGTGACGCAAGTAACATCATTGCTGAAGTGTTTTGCTATCTGCCGCACTGCCATGTTAGTGAAGCTGGTAAGAACAACGCCAGGCTTGCCATACTTCAGCCACTTTGTTGCTTCAGAGGGACTGATGATAGGGAAGATGTTATTGGCAATGCCGCTCTTGATGAATCCCTTAAGCACGCTAGTCTTACCAGTACCAGCAGCTCCTGTTAGGACCATGCTTTTGCCCCCTAGAGCAGCATGAATGAATTGCTCTTGCTCGGTGTTCCAGTCCACGCTATCATCAATCTTCCATCCAAGCCTGGAAAGTGCTGGAACAGTGAGTGTTGTTAGTTGGGATTTCGCAGCAGTAAGGGTTGCTTCTGCCGCCGCAGTTTCTTCCTGCTTCGCCGCCTTGAGTGCAGCTAGTCTTGCTCTAGCTTTCTCAATGGCACTGATGGTGTTTGCATTCATGGGATTGGTTCTTCCTTCTTCTCACTTACGGTACAAACGATCAAAGTAAGCATCCAAAATTGCTTGGTCAAGTTTCCAGAACTCATCATTGAACTCATGGAAGAAATCAAGCAACACCTGATATTGCTTGTCAGTAAGAACTTTCATTTTGCAGACTCCTAAAGTTAATAAACGGCTAAAACTACCAAATAACTACTACTTACACTAGGCGCTTCTCTGCCTGGTGAACATCCATTCTCCCACAGTTCAATCCGCTTGTCAAGTGGTGATTGTCTTCTTCTCCAGTCCGATCTGCTAACTAGTGTGATACTGCTGGAACTTCTGGCGCGCCCTGGGAATCGCGCGTACGTTGGGAATGACTTCGATTCTGCCGGTTGTGAGATTGATGACTTCGATTCTGCCGATGGTAAGGATGACTGACAGGGTTGGTGTTGCCGTAGGCGTTAGTGTTTTGCTCGCTGCGCTCGGTAGCTTGGCAGTAGTTGTTACGGTAACTTCGATTCTGCCGATTAGTGTTGATACTGATATGACTTCGATTCTGCCGTAGTATCCGGCGAAGCCGAGGATTCCTCTGTAACTATGTAAGTCCATGTAATGCATGTAGCTCATGTAACACGGTAACATACCCGTCTGTGCCCTATTCCCGACCCTTTTCCATTCGTCTCTATTACTAGCTTATCCTTTCCCTTTCCCACTACTGCCTTGCCTTTCGTACCTTGACGTATATTCTACCCCCTCTCTTTGGTCAAAAAGAAAGAAAAAATACATAATATAGGGGAGTAAGAAAGACTGTGATAGAGCCTAGCAGTAATAAGGGCCAACGGAAAAGGACCGGGAAACACCGATACACCCCCATGTTACAGTGTTACATGCGTTACATGAGCTACATGAGATTACATAGCACGTGAGGAATCTTGTTTATCCTTAAACTAGCACAGACTGCTCACAGGGGTAATGCATTGTAACCAATTGTTAAAATCTACCACTTTTCCTACAACTTACAAACCACTGCGAATTCTTGTTTACGTTACGTTACGGTCCTGGAACGGGCGGATGTCGGAAAAACTAACAGTGGTGCGGCAGCAACAGTGCAGGAAAACAACAAGTAACTGCTAACTAACGGCAGACTGTTGCGTGGTAACAACTGCAACTAGCAGGAAACTACTAATAGCAGTGCGAAACCGTTGCAAGCGAACAACAAACAGCCCCGTGTAAAGCAGACTGACAAACAGGCTGCGAGAATGTCGCTAGAACTGGCCACGGATGACAAGAAAACAGCACTTTGTCAGGAAAACTTACAGTGTAACAGAGCAGCAAAACAAAAACCCAATGAAATCAACCACTTAGCAAACTGGCATGGAAACTGCTAATAGTAATCCGGGTCGATCGTGGCCCACTCGCAAAGCGAACAACCACCAACGCCAAACGGCAGAAGGAAACAACATGACCACCATCAACAATACCGAAGTGACAATCGACACCACTGCAACCGCAGCAAAGCTAGGAGAAATCATCCTCTCTGCTGATCGTCGATCCACTAAGGAAAAGCCACTGACTGATGCGCAACGCATCCGCCGTGCGATTCTTCCCGCGAACTTTTGGGGAAACTTGGAAGCCAGCAGTATCAGCGCAACCGGAGAAGCCACAAAAGTGCAGGGCCTTACAGACGTTCTGATGAACGGGCTGCGCAACATCGCTAACGCCAGACTGAAAGATGCGCTGGACGAAAATCCGATGGCACGCACCATCGCGCTGAAAGACTACACCGTGGTTGCGCTGCTCGCATGGAGCGAGGAAACCGCAGCAAGTCGCGGCAGTCTCACATTTGACCGTGACGCAGTGTTGGAATGGTTCCCGAAAACCAAGTTGCACGAAGCCATGAAAGAGAAGGGAGCGCAGTTTGTGGAGCTGGTGCAGAACCGGCTAGCAGCGCTGGCAGCTAAGAACCACGGACTCAAGAAGGCAGAGGACGCTGACAAGCTAATCGCACTACTGGCAGACGATGCAGAGA